GTCCGCAGCCCTGCGGCACCAGGGCGAGGCGGAAGCCCAACCGGGCCGCTTCCGCGCTCTCTTTCTGCTGCTCAAATAGACGCTGATTCTCTTGTGCCCGGAGCCGTTCCTGCATCCTGAGCTTGTCCATTTCTGCTGCTCTGTCGGATTCATGCCACTGGCCAGCCCTGTCATATGCTCTCTGCTGCTGCATGAACGCCGCCGTCTGCGGGTCAAGTTCGAGCATTGCATTCTGATCGCCAGAGCGGAGAGCCTCGGCAAATTTCTTCGCATGTTCTGCGGTAAGAGCGTCCTGTTTCTTCTGCGCCTCACTGACCCCCTTGTTGCCAAGATACGATTTCAACCCTTGCGCAAGATACTGCGACCACGAAGGCGCTACATAGCGGCCAGATACCATCTGAGCATCTGGAGCCTGCATGCCCTGCTGGCGAAGAGCCTCGGAGGTCTTGCGCTGCTGCTCAAGCCCAAGAATCTGCTGCTGGTATGGATCATTGCTGAATGGCATTTAGCACCTTCGCATAATTCACCATGCGGTATCCATCAGGATGCATCTCAATCGCTTCAGGCATGAGTTTTTCGACTTCATCGGCCATTACGCCGATGTGAGTTCCGTGGCCATGCTCATCCTTGTATTCGTCCTTATACTCGAATGTGTACAGGATTAAGCCATTGTCAAGTTCGCCAATGCGCTGGATATTCTCCTTAACAACCGGGTCAGATGCGAATAAAGAAGTATTTCCTAGCGATGCTGAACCAAGACCGAACAAACCGCCCATCATGTTATTAGCGCCTGCCTGCTGCGCATTATAGTTAGCAAGCTGCGCATTATATTGCGCATTCGCAGCACCGAGCATGTCTGGCCCTGCCGTGGTAGCCATCTGGCCAGGCGATGACGTTGCAACCTGCGGCTGATTAGTGACCTGCATCTGCTGGCCAGTACGAACCGCATTGAGCATGTTCAAAGGATTCTGCTGGAGCGTCTGCGCCTCGTTAATCTGCTGCTGGCGAGTTCCGAGAGACTGCCCGAACATCTGATTAGCACCTTGCATTCCTTGCAGATATGCCTGATTTCGTGCCTGACCATATGCCTGTTCTTTCTGCATTGCCGCATTGTTCATGGCTGTATTCCAAGCCTCTGAACCTCGAGTTATTCCCTGATTTGCCAACTTAGATTCAAGGGCCGCCTGCTGCTGCTGGAATTGCGGGTCTAGATAGCGAGTTGCATTCTGATACGCCGCATCGCTCGCCTGCTGCTGGATATCACCTGGAGCCTGCAATGCCTGCATGCTATCAAACGAAAGCGGCTGATTGAGGGCGCTTTGAACGTAACCAAGCCCCTGCTGCGCCACGTTTCCTAGCTGCTGGTTAATGTCCTGATTCTGCTGGTACATCGCTTGCTGCTGCGGGTTAAGGGCAACAGTCTGCGTCCATTGGTTGATCGGTGCGCCGCTTGAGGTGGTGCCGATCTGATTTGGTGTATAGGTAACGGTTCCCTGCGGGGTCACCTGGTTCACCATATTCTGAGTCTGCGCTAACTGAGCGGTCTCGATGTTACCCTGAGCCGTCTGCTGTGCGGCTGCGGCATAATTAGGCGGCGGTGGCGGCGCTGAACTCTTGCTTCCCATCATCAACTCCTGTGTGAGTAGTTGACGAAGGGTCGCCTTCGCTATTCCTCAAGAACCTACATTGCTGTTTTGTCATTGTCAAAATCAGGATGGCCCCGTTCGGGTGCGCGTCTTCAATCGTGGCTTCATGGACAAATCCAAGTCTATTATCGAACCGGATAGCCTTCTTGTTCCCCTCTTCGACTATCCCGATAATCTTGTCCACTCCAACCTCGACAAATGGATAATGGAAGCAATACCAAAGATATTCCTTTGTCATCCAGCGCTTGCCCTCGGCTGCAATGTGCATGTGTAAACTGCGCCCGTTATAGTTGTCGAATCCACAAACGGCAATAAGCTTCCCATCCTGCTCAAGACCAATATAGACGCCATCTCCGCAATACTGGCCACCAGTGCGCTCGCACATCCAGCGCCCCATCGTTTCCTGTGATTCCGGATTACATACTATGTTTTTCTGCATGCTTCCTCAGTCCATCCGCGATTTTCTTGTGTTCGTCCGCTGCAACAAAATCCTTGGCAACTGATACGGGGATTCCAGCCTTGGCGGCAAATTCAGGACTATGGGCGGCGGCCTGCATAAACCGCTCCTGTTTCTTTGATTTGCTTGGCATCAGATTGTACCCCCTCCTTCCATATTTAGATCAATGGAATATAGGTGAATGTCGGCAAATTTCGTATCTACCCGAATATGAGGAGATAGGAAATATCCTATACCACCTACGCTCTGCCATTTCTTGGTGATTGATAAAGTTCCACCATATAAGTCAGTACCGTAAACCGCTGTCCCGTACACGCCAGCTGACGTGATCGACGCTGGAAGTGGAATGGATACAGGATTGAGGCTGAAGTCAGTCTCCATCCTGATTCCATATTGGAGTGACCCATCATTGGCCAGGATAAGGCGACACAGATTGCACCTCTTCAATGCGGACGCGCTTCCGAAGTTTTGATATGCAGGGAGAATGTCGGCAGATACGGTATTCCCGTTATCACTGTTGCCGCTCCACATTTTTCCAACATACCCACTGGCACCGAAGTAGAGCGTTTCATTGGCGAAATACCACGAAAGAGCCGGGATATTACGCCAGCGAGACCACGCTCCAGAAATGGTGTTCATTACATACTGATAGCTCTTAGTAGCACTTATCGGAATATTCATGAGAAGCATGTTCTGCGGCGGGTTAAGAGTCAGATCCCATCCATAATTTACGGAATACAACGTCACATCTGATGCAATCTGTGGCTGGATCTTGTCAGTGATTTTGCTGACAGTTGTTACCCTAGATGACATTAGCTTTTCACTCATTGCGGCAATTCCGTCGCGGTTTAGGATTAGCAGGTCACCACCGAACTTCGTAGTTGCCCCCAGACCTACAGGAGTTCCGATATAGAAAACACCGTGCAACGCCCATGTGGAAGCGGAGGCCGGGTCAGTGCCGCGATACACGGCAACCTCACCAGTAGAAGTGAACACCACGAAGTAGTCATCAACGCCCTCACCAGCATCGAGCGTCCATGTGTCAATCTTGGTGATTGAACCACCCTTCTTGAAAATTGGGCCGAAATCAAAAGACTTCGCCGCCCCTGATATTGAATCAATAGGTAGATACCAGCACCTAAGACTGCTATTCTCCACGAACCACAGACGCCGCTTGAATGATGTTACGTCCTTTAGAAGCGTTGTGGTTACACCAGTAATTGCATACGGAGCCGAAACCCCAGTGATTGAGTACCATGTTGAACCGTCATATAGGTATGGAGTATCAGCACCATTCACGATATAGGTGAACAAACCGCCAGAAGTTGCGAAATGTGCGTGCTTGAACCGGGCCGAAGTCAAACCGGAAATATCAGCAGCACCAACAGGACCGGATGTAGAGATATTATACACCGAACATGCACCGGCATTATTCACGGCAACAAATAGCTTCTCTGTGCCCCCTGTAGAGCCGTCATAATCGAATACAGTCTCGCCATTACCTGTGAACGTAGCCCAGCTTTCCCAGCCTCTCCGAACCATGATTGAATCAGGAAGGCAGAATACATCATCAATAACGCTCGCATACTGTGGCGGCATGCTTGTGATCGGGTCGCGAACATTCCAGCCCATGATAGGAGCCGGGATTGTGACTGTGGTGGATTTACGTCCGATAGGTGGCATTATTGCACCTCAAGCCATGTGATGTGTGCGCACACATCGCTGGTTCCTGTCTCGGCAGTGGCGTACACAACCAACATTGCGCTGTTAGTAGAATCAAAGTTCTGTGATATATATGCATGTTCATCAATATATTCGCTTGTTACATCTGCGGACCCGCCCTTTCCAGACACTCCGGCCACAAGATAAGCCTGTTGGATTGTGTGTGCATGAGTCGGCGTTACCGCCGAAATATCTGTGGAATATTCAACTGCACTTGAATCATCAGCAGAAGTCCATGTTGCTGTTATGCCGCTAGGCCCATGAACGTGGACTATTTCAATCTCACAGTTATTTGTCAAAGCCAGCCCGGACGAATCAAGAAACCTTGCCGTTACCCTGTTAGGCTGACCAGTAGGCCATGCGCTTTTTAGACGTATAGCGAAGATTGGGGTTCGTGTAGTTACAGCCCTCTTGGCTGTTATCAAGTTACCAGCTGAATACTCAAATCCAGGAAGCGAATAGCCTCCATCGCTGGCGACAGAACAGCACACTTGCTCCATTGTAGTAGAGCTGACGGCTGCACCAGTATTGATAACCTCATATCTTACCGGAAGAGTAGGCGTTTTCATGTAAACAACAGTTGCGCTGTTGGCATTATTTACCTCATGTACAATGTACTGAACGCCATCAATATCAACAGAAAAACGAACACGACCAACGCCAAGCCATTGGAAGTCAATAATATAAATCTGCATCTTCGTTGGATCGATAGTTACACCAGACGGGCCAGTTCCGTCCATTACATCTATATTCCAAGAAGATTGCGCAACAAACGTATCAACAGCAGCTCCGCTTGTGCTTGTTCTTGTAAGAATACCGAATGATGCTCCCTGATAGGTGAAGAACAGTCCGTCAAGATCGTCACCATATCCAATGTACTGGTTTACATTGGCTATACCTGTTCCGAACTTGCCTGTCATAATGATGACATTTCCTTTTCCCGGTACATATGGAACATATCTAACGCTCTGGCGTAATGCCCTGTCTCCCCTTGCAGTTGTGGTTGCAAGATACGTTGACGATCTTGCATATGTATATGTGGTTGTTCCAGACCCGGCAGTTACATCATTCCATATATATGGAGAATTGGTTGAAAGCTGCTTGTAGTCAAACGTCCCATAAGGGTTAGATACCTTGATTCTTCCGAATGCACCAATCTGGCGTCCGTCAGACACCTCAACAAGCTGTACCTCGTTAGGCAGAACTCCGCCCCTCATGCTTTGTCAACCCCGCAGATAGTAAGAGTAATGCCAGTTGCAGCGGCAGTAGCCTGGATTGTTTCTGACGCATTCAGAATGATAAACCCGCTAAGTGTATAAACCGAATAAGCCGGAATAGAAACATTTGGTACAATCTGATTGGCAGCAGAAACCCCGCTTATTCCTACTGTCAGGCGAATAGCCGAAGCTGTAGTATTAGCCGCATGAATATCCGTGATCGCCGCCCTGTTATTTGCATCAACAGTAAACAGCGTATCAGTCCCCGTAGATATGGCGTTATGACACAGTCTAGACGGGGTTCCCTTTAATGGCTCTATCATGTCGTGGTGTTCCCATAACCAGTGTCAGGGATATTGTTCTGAGTAAGCAGAATGTCAGGATACTTGGCCTGCATCGAGAGCGTATCTGCGCCAGCATTCTGCGCCTTGAACTTCGATAGCTCGCGAGAGAAGTCGGCAAAGAGAGCCGTTGTATCGAATCCCTTGATCTCTGCAAACTTCATCTTAGTACCGAGGATCATCAGCTGATCTGGATATAGGCATGTGTCAGTGTCGGCTGTGAACTTGGCGATACCAGTACCTCCTGAGTCAGCCGCCCAATTCTTCGAGATGTACTCGAATCCTAACGTAAGCGTAGAAGATGGCATTGGCCATATAGCGAACTTGTCACCAACGATTCGGAACCTCATGCGCGGGCCAGTCGTGACGTAGGATGCCTTCAGCCATTGCCATTCCTGTGGATCCTTCGGGCCAATGACAGACCATCTGTTTGACTTGTTATACTGAGTCTTGTTCACGATTCGGTCATAATCGGCAGGCATCGAGTAGAGCGCCTGACCGAACGTAAATGTTACTCCCGTTGCCGTGGCCGTCGCGGGGACGTTCATAACAACATCAGTGCCGGAAGCGGACACAACGAACGTGTCCTGCTGGATTCCGTTACCAGTAACCATGAAATCAGACGACAGGCCTACAATGCTGGATACATTGGAAAGCGTCGTGCTGCCGTTTGTGGTGTCTCCTGTATATTGATAATATACTGTCTGGAAGCGGTGTTCCTTGGAAAGAAACTGCCAATCGAACTCTGTTGCGAGCTGATTGCCTACGCGGTTCATCAGCGCCAATAGTTGCAGATATGTGTCGTCAGAAGACCCAGCAACGGCGGAAGGAGAAGTCAGGCCATACTCAAGACATACGTCCTGCACATTCTGAAGCATGGTCTGACCCATTTCTTACTCCTTTACAGGACGGCCACGGCGGGGCCGATCATCAGTTGAGACGGATGTGGGCGCCAGAATGGCCTCCATCTTTTTCTCAAGCTCTGCGATGCGTTCGGCCTGAGCCTTCACGATGTCGCTGTTTGAAGAGTTGAGAGCGCCGAGGAACTTGTTTGCACGATTGCGCCACTGGATGCCGCCCATGATGGACGCGAAAGCCGAGTCCGGAGCATTGGCAACCTGCTCGATAAAGCGGAAGCCCTTGTTCTTGAAATCCGCAAGGGTAGTCCCTGCCAGTTCCGGCCAATCTTCAATCGGGGTTCCCTTCTCGCTGTCGCCATTCTTATACTGCTCCCAGCGAAGCGCAAATCTGCGCTTGTGGTGATCCTGAACGGCGGTATCGATCACGTTGTGCTGATCACCTGGCGACTGGATGCGAATGAAATCCATCTCCTTGCCTTCGTGCATTCCCTTGTAAAAGGTCACGTTCAGGAAATTATCCCCACCGGCATCGCCTACATATACGATATTATCAGCCATCAAATTCTCCTTATATGGAAGAGACTCTGCGTCTCTTTTTCTTCGCTCCACTCGACCTTAAAGCCGAGAGATTCAAATTTATCCGCCCACCAATTATGAGGCTCTACGGTCAGGTGTAAATGGTGGCCAATGGTCTCGCCAAATACATCATCAACCGTGGAAATCTGGAAGAAGCAATCATCAACTGCCAGCATGATGTTCCTGATTACGGAATCGACGTTCTCCGGCTCGATATGCTCCATAACATCTGTGCAATATCCATGATCCGCCCCGATAGGCATCGGCTTTGTCAAATCCCACTCGATAAACGGCAAATGCTCCGCCTCTGTATCGCGGCAATTCGATGCGAAATCGATACACAACACATCATACCCAGCATTGCGAATGCCAAGCGCACCCCTTCCAGTTCCGCACCCGAAATCAATCACGCTTCCGGTCGGCTTGACGATGCGCAGGAAATCTTCCACGCAATGCTCGCCGGGGGCAACAGTTCTATAGGCGTCATTCGCCCACATAAGGCGATATTTCTCTGCCTCTGAGATGGTGCCATCCTCAACAGCGCGATACATCGCCTGGCAAAGGCCATCGCCATACACATGCAGATTACATCCGGCATCCTTGAGCAGCTTGGACGTGCGCGGAAACCCTTCCGCCTGACACTTCATTGCGATTGATGCGATGTATTTCTTGTCGCCAAACTCAACCTCGCATGTCGGCTCTGTCTTGTTCATGTCCTGCCGATATGCATGGCTGCTAGCATCCTTATAGGACGAATCGTAGCCGTAGATATGGAACTCACGATGCCCTAAAGCATATGCAAGGCCAAGTGCCGAATTACCAACAGAGATCGCACTGCACATCAGCGCATAACCACCATTTGCCACGCGCTCAGGAGGGAAGTTATCCTCAATGTTGCCTATCTCAAGGTGCCACACCTTTGCTCTAGGAACTGCCTTGAACAAGGACGGATGAACCTGAGATGCGAACAGATATTCACGGGCAGGGCCAATAAGCTCGATGTTGCGCTCTCTAGCGTCCACGATTACCTGAACATCCGGAATGATCCCGTAGCCATCTAGGTATTCAGCAACGCCATTCATAGCGAACACCTTGCCTCCCATCTTCTGATGCTCTCGGATGTCCTCGATATATGCTTTCAATGACGATCCGCCACCAACCATAATGGCTGGAATATGATTCGCCTCTTTACACTCGATCCATTCCCTATCGAGCGCCGAATTCTTCTTGATGTTATCGATCAATACTTCATCAGGCGTATTGCATACGACAGTCATGGGTATGACCAAATCATTCTTCGCCCCTGGATTTCTATGCCTGATTTGTGCGCGATACACTCAAACCCCCAAAGATTACAGAATAGCAAAAGGGGCCAGCCGAAGCCAGCCCCTCCCTATGCTATTAGGTCACACGACCCTGCATGTGCGGACGGTTAATCACCAACTGAACGCTAGTGCCACCAGCGGTAGCAGATGCGACAGCGGCAACCAGTGCGCCCTGCACTTCCTTGCCTGAGCCGGTGCCAGCAATACGGCCTGCAGTGAGAACACCCACAGCAGCGTTAGCAGCCAGAGAAACGGCGGAAGATTTCAG